CTCTCTTTTCCAAGAAGCGAGTTTCCATGCTCATCAAAGTAATCGTTATTCAAGCGTTCAGCTATGTGAATGAAGTGCATTTTGACCTTTGGTCTTGCATCAAAGACAGCGACTAAAACGCTATGCCCATTTGGGGGCTTTTTAATCTCAACATCTCTCCATTCTTGTTGCATTAACTAACCTCACCAAAGACGATCTCTTGCAGGACTTCAATTCCGTCGTCAAGATTACCCTTAGCGATCTTAATGTAAGTTTGAGCTTCTTTAAGAGCGACGAAGTCTAACCCTTCAGGATTAGGTAGTTTATCTAGTAATGCGTTAATTATTATTAACTGCGTAGTTGTTTGTCTTAATTCTTCAAGGTGAGATTTTATATATGCTTTAGTTTCATCATTCATTTTTATCCCTTATAGGTGGTTTCCAACTTTTTAAAGCTTGATTAAATTGCTTTTGCGCCTCATCCTCTCCCATACAAACGCAAGCCACTGTTTCATTCTTACAAATCCTACAAAATCGTTCTGGATGATAGTTTCTTTTGCCCTTTAAATAGGTAATTGTAGTTATTATTGTATTAACACATAATTCAAAACCAATATCATCAACTTCGTCTTTAAATATTAATTCGCAGCAACTACTTAACATTTCCTTCATTATTTGTTCTAATTGAGTTTTATCATTCATTTAATTCTGCTAAATCCTTTTCTGTTTTTATTTCTTGCGCTTTTCTTTCAGCTATATAATGTGTTGTCCAATCATCAAGTGATCTAAGCTCAGGACATCTTAAGAAGGCAATTTCTTTTGCCATACAGTATAGAGCTTTAGGCACAGATAAAGTAGCGCCACTGCCGTCTTTCATGTTTTGTAGATGGGTGACTAGCTCATAAATATTTTCGTATGGATCACTCATGATTACCTCGAATTAAATCCCATATTCCACACAACAAGGAAATGAACGCGCAGAATGCCATAACAATCGCATACAGCGTTTCACCTCGATTGTACATCTGAAGAAAAGCGATGGATAGGCAGCCAACACACCAGATTGATAAATGCCAAGGCCTCATTAAAACTCTCTCCTGTATTCAATTATCAACCCTACAGAAGGAGGGTGCATAAAATTTTGACCAAGACAATTAGGGATCTGCTTAAAATCTTTGTGAACGATTATCTTGTGATAAAAATTACTTTCTTGAGTGCTTTCCAAAAAAGCCATAAATTTATAAAGAAGTGCCCGTTTAGCAATTTTTATTTGATCTTCAGATAGTGGAGTTTGAAATTCATAGATAGCATACCAGTATCCATTAACCTCTCTAATTTCCCCATCTTTTATTAAGTCATCATCTCTCATTTAAACTCCAAAATCATTCGTAAATAGCCAATAATTCCCATCAAGCAAAGGACGATTAATCCCCCAATTACAAAGAAAGCGTGAGACGTGAATCCTAGCATTAGTTGAATCCATGCTCCAAACATGCAGATACCAATAGAGATTTCGAATTTAGTGAACTTCATTTCTCACCTGACATAATTATGACTTCTCAAATTTTTCAGTGTTGGGGTCAATCACATAAAAAGCCAGCATAGCAAAGTTGTCGTCGAACTTTTTTCCGTTTACAGTTCCTTTGACCTGGTATTCTTCACATAGATCGTAGAGATCTGGAACGACTTCTTTAACGTGTTCTAAAAGGAAGTTCCGAGAAGCCCAAATCACTGTGCATTTACATTCAGCATAATCGCGCCAATCATCACCGTATTTTTTCACAATCAAATCAACTGTGTCCTGTAATGAAAGAACAGTAGGCTCAGAAAGTGTATCTGTCATTTCTCACCTGGATTTTCATAACACGCATTACATCTAGCAAGATAAGCCTCTTTTCCAATGAAAACATTTTCAGCTTCTTTACCGCATTTGCATAAAACTACTTCTCCATCTTCCCTGTACATTGTCCCTTTGGCAAACTGAACAGGCATAGAGCATCCATATTCTGCTATCGGCTCTTTTGACTTTTCATGCGCTTTAGCTAAAATTTCGTTGATTTCATCAGGGCTCATCCAGTTCATTTCACTCCGTTCTTTCGATATTTATCAGCACAGTCACTACATGAGGGGATGCAATGAGTCTTATTTCCAAATAGTATTGATGAGTTCTTGCCGCAAGCGCATTTGAGTCGTCCAATCGAATCTTCATCAATTAAAAACTTCCTTCCATCTGGAATCGATAAAACTCCATCGGAAACTTCACACTCAGTACCAAAATCTATCTTTTCACTACTCATGGGATACCTTTAAAAGCAAGTCAAGGGCAACCCAAGTCCACCCTTGACTCACTAAGAATTACTTCTTACCTTTTGAAGGCTGTTTGTTAGCCTTATTGTCTTGCTTTTGCTTAGGAGCTTGACGGTTTCCGCCGCCATGATCTACGCAACCAGATCTATCAACTGTGTAAGTCCCAGTGCTAGGGTTTACAGTCACACACGCTTCACAAACACCCATAGAGCTAAAGAATATAGCAGCAGCAATCATCAAATGTTTCATTATTGTGCCTCCTTGCAGCAACTGTGTTTTTGGTCGGGGTTTTCTTCTTTGTTCTTAATGATCGCATCGAGTTTTTCGTACGCTTCATTAAGTAGTGAGTCTTTGGAGTTCTCAGCAGCTTCTTTAAGCCACTGTTTCAAATCCAAAAGCTTCATGAAAAATGGCTTCAAATCACCCATTTCTTTCTCTTCCATTGTCTCACCATTGGTTTTGTTTTTTATTTCCTTGATTTCAGCCTCAAGACTTGCAATTTTGTCTTGAAGCTCATTGACTACCTTACAGAGGATTCCCATACCAATTTCTTGCTGGACACGACTGCAAGTTAGAGCAAGATTTTTTCTCACCTTCTCTTTGGTTTCTTCATCAAGCTCATCCCAAGCTTTGTTGAATTCCTCATCGAAGATTACGACTTTGTCGTAAACAGGAGCAGACCCGTATTTAGCCTGAGTGACTGCATGATCTAATTGATCAAATCTTCCTAAAGGCGGGGGCATTCTGGGAGGATTTCTTTTGAGTAGGATTTTACCCATTTCTGTGAGGGGTTCTTTCTTCTTACCCGACATAGTAATTTCTCTTGACCGATTGAACTTCGATCACATCTTCTTCAACGATGTCGATCACCCACATGCCAGGAAGTTTCTTGAGTTCAATCAAAGAACCTACCATTTCAGGAGTGATGCCTTCGATCATGCAAGTGATCTTTTCACCAGTGCGTTTCATTTGTGGATTGGTACGGCCTTCTTTGATAACTTTTTCTAGACTGACTTGGCGCATTGTTTTGTCCTTTTTGTTATTTTGATCGCATTTTTATGCGAAATGACTGTGATACATCGCTATTCATGACCATTTCTAGCTCGATAAGGTCAAAAAAGCTCCTCATAGCTTCTAAAGTTGGAGCATCTTGACATGCTAAAAATGTTTTACAGAAAAGATCAAGGATTTCGTGACGCTTTTCAATGATCTCTTTGCATGTTTTCTCAATGAATTCATCTCTATCTCGAATGAAGGGGTCTACTTTTGTGTTAAACTTTGGTGTTGGCGGTTTCCCTTGAATGGCCTCAATAACCTTCTGTTGGCATGAATCACATATGCCGCGGTTTGACAGATCAATAGTATTTTGATGAGGCAAAACAACCTCACCGCTTGGGCTCATAACTTGGGACTTCTGTTCTGACACAAACACCTTCCTTTTCTAAGCGTTTCCATAGGTCTTTAAACTCAACATTGATGCAACAGAGTGTTCCCGCGTGAAATGCAGCGATGCGGGAAACCAGATAAACTGTACGAATAAGTCGTACGTTTCTTTCATTCTCTTCACCAACAGCTTCTTTGACCCAGTCATCTTCATCTTCGACATCGTAAAGCTCAAATAGGGGAATGATGTCTCGAAGAAAGTCACAAAGCTTCTTACAATCCCATTTCTCAAGGAAGGCGTTGATTTCATCTTCAATAGTTTTCTTTTTTCTCATGATCTAACGACACAGCCTTGTTTTCATCTCTCACAACCCAACCTTTGGGATACAATTCAAAGTAAGCTTCAGGAATTGATCTTCCTGTCTGACATGCGTATGAAACAATGCTCATTGCTTCCATAAAAGAAGTTCCATGCTCCATCAACCAATCGATGATGTGCTCATGCAGCTCAAATTGGTCTTGATTAATCACTTTTGGACTCCTAGTTTTAGAAGGGCATACCCTAGTTTTTCATAAAGCTTCATGGTTTTATATGCTCTATGACGATTTGGCTGATCCATCATCGCGGGGTTTTTCACCGCTTGTTGCATATTTTTCTCAATGACTCGAATGAAGTATTTTATTTCTTCGACAGTCAAAGGAATTTCTATAACCTCTCGGTTGGGATCAGCCATAGTTCCTCATTAGCAATGGTTCGATTTTCCATTCGCACACAATCTCACCTGAGCATATATTTTTCTCAAGGATGTCAAGACGGCTCTTGACCTCATCAAGTTCCTTGCGGAGCTTGTTGTTTTCGGCAAAAAGTTTTTTACGAACCTTCTCACAAGATTCTTTAACTTTACGAATTTCATCTTCCTGCTTAACGACATCGAAACTTTTGAAAAACTCTAGCTGTAAGACCATATAAACCTTTATGAAACTTTACATGAAAGCTCATATATAATACAATATAGAAAGTTATGGAGCAAGCGAATGATGACTATTATCGTGTCTTTAAAAAGAAATTGGGGTAAAGATTTATTTTACCCAGTGAGTGAGGATGCTCACTTCCTAGCGAAGTTCTCTGGGAGGCCGACTTTATTGAAACAACAGCTTCAGCTTTGCATCGATAAAGGATGGAATGTGGTAGTGCATCAGGAAAAATTTAACTTAGAGGAGTATTTAAAAAAAGATGAATAAGCAAACGACTGCTTTCTGTGAAGCTGTCAGAAAATACATAGAGTATTGGACACAACAGTCAAATCATTCGCATGAGGAAAAGTTAAATGGACTGGCTTTTTCAATCCTAAGATTACTCGATGGATTGTCAGATGAGTATGAAGGCAACATACAGCTCTTGGCAGAAGAGCACCCATTTGTTGCCTTACACCATGCCTTTTTGCGTAAAAAAGAGCCCAAACATGAACGATGAATATAGCAAGCTAGTAGCTAAAGTACAACATTTTTTTGACCTGATGAACGCTCGCACAAAGGAGATGGAAGAGCTTCTTATCGCTAAGTCGATAGACGAAATCGAAAGGGCCTCTTACAGAGAAAAAAAAATTGAGATACAGTACTTAATCTATGAATTTAGCAAGACGTTCCAAAACTTCTTGTATCAAGAATCCGATGTTAAATAATGCCCACAGAAAAAACAGGTCGCTTCGTAATCTCTTCATGTAAATCCGCTTTACATTGCAGCCGATTAGCTCCTTGTTACTGTGGATTTTGTTTTTCGATTCACCATTGTCCTTATGGAGTCTTAGTTTCGGCACGTGTGCCATTCAAAGACTCCTGCTCTATCTTGCAATATTATGCCGATGAATATGGATATGACATATGCGATGCAGTGATTGCCCATCACTTTAATTGCGCCACATGTCTCACAACTCGAGAGCTTTCGAGAGAGTGGAAAGTTGAATTAGGAATTGACTAATAAAATTTGTTCTACTATACCGATTTAAAGTATAGAGTATCCATACAAGGGTAAAAAAGGGCGGTATGGGCACAAACAAAGCCAAACTTCTTGAAAGAAAAAAAGGCGGGCCACCCCGTCAATACGATCCAGATCTAATTGCAGATGAATTGCTTGAATGGGTGAAAGACGAAGATTCAATCAACTTCGCTCAGTTCTGTGCTGATAGGGGATATCTACCCAATCTTATCTGGCGTCTTGAAAAAGAAAGTGATAACTTTTCATACGCTTACGCTATCGCAAAAATGAAGCTTGCCGAACGTCGAGAAAGACTTCTTAACGCAGACCTTCTGAATTATGGAGCTTATCAACGGTATCAGTCAGGCTATGATCCTTTCCTAACGAAAGCGGAAGATGAAGAGAAAGATAAGCAGGCCGCAAGGCAAAAAGGTATAGTTGAAAATGAGCAAATGAATCTTGTTAGGTTAGCTCAGCTAGCAGCGGATGGAAGTATTAAGCAAAAATAATGTCGATTAACGATCAGAAATGGCGTCTTGCCAACCTTTACCGCATCATCAACAGGGATGCTGATTCAATTCCTTTCCATCCCAATTCAGTTCAAATTAATGTCCTTGAAAATCTTCATGAAAGAAATTTAATCCTTAAGGCGCGCCAACTCGGGATGTCTACCTGGGCTGTGGTCTTTCTGCTGGACTCTGTGCTGTTTACTGAAAATCTTTCAGCTGGGATTGTCTCTTATTCCCTTGAGCATGCTCAACACATCTTTAAAAAAATAATAGGACACGCCCTTGACACACTCCCAAAAGAAATCAAAGGACTCACAGGCATTGTTCAGCGATCAGCACGTGAAATTACTTTCAATAATGGCAGCTCTCTCCGTGTTGATACAACATTGCGAGGAGGATCATATCCTCTTGTACTTGTCTCAGAGTTTGGAAAAACTTGCGCAAGAAACCCGCAAAAAGCAGAAGAAGTTATAACAGGAACCCTACAAGCCGTCCCAAGGTATGGGCGAGTAATTATAGAGAGCACAGGGGAGGGTAACGAAGGGTTTTTTGCTGAAATGGTCATGGAGGCTCACCGTCGTGGAAATGAAAATATTAACGCGCTTGAATACAAGCTATTTTTCTTTCCTTGGATGGATGAACCAACTTACGCGATAGATGATACAGATATTCGATACGATGTTTCATTGACGGATTATTTTGATAAGATCGAAGATGAGACAGGACGCAAAATAACACAACCACAACGAAACTGGTATGCTGTTCAAACAAGGATTCTTGGAGACAAGATAAAGCAGGAGTTCCCAAGTACAGTCAGTGAAGCCTTTCTCACATCCTCAGACGCCTATTATTTTGCCGAAGCGATCAACAAAGCTTATTCATCGAATAGATGCTTATTTACACAGCTTTACGACGCTTTATTGCCCGTCTACGTCGCTATGGATATCGGCGTAAACGATTTGACCGTGATGATCTTCTTTCAGATCGCGCACGGCGAAGTTAGAATAATAGACTACTATGAGGATAAAAACAAAGATGTTCCATTCTATACAAAATTTTTACTCCAAGATAAACGATACCTGTATAACACTATTTTTCTGCCTCATGATTCTCGCAAACGTGATCCTTTGGATGTATCTAATACTTATGAGCGTGATTTTCAACGCTTGTTTTCTAGCTCCAACGCGCGCATACAGGTGCTTAAACAAATGGATTTACAGCTATCTATATCACACACAAAGATGATGATTGATCGAACCGTTTTCAACGTATCAAAGGTTAAGCCTTTGGTAGATCAATTGGCGAAATATAGGAAAAAATGGTCGGAACTTCAAGGCCGTTATCTCGAACAACCTCAAGAGACTGTAGCCGAACACTACGCCGACGCTTTTCGTTATGTTTGCCAAGCAGTTGGACACCTTGAAACGGTAACGGGATACAAGGGCGCATTGGAAAAACACAAAAAGATAGTAGAAAGTCGTCATAGAAGGGTCATTTGAGTAGAAATTTCTTTAACGCTATGCGAATTTACTGTATTTTAAAATTTTAAATCATTAACGTGCGGCTATGCTTACAGACAACGAAATCCGTGGCGAGTTCTTAGAGAATTACCGCTACGCACATGATTACTGGGAGCCCTTCGTCAAGGATGCTCAAGTCTACACTCTCGCCGCATCGGGCTATACGTGGAGTGATGACGAACGCAAAGCATTGATTAAAGAAGGCCGCGAACCGTTAGAATTTAACATAATTCGACGTCCTTTGCAATTTTTTTCTGGCTATCTCCGAGACAACATCAATGAGATTATTTATTCTCCCGTGGAAGGATCTGATCAAAAGACCGCTGACCAGTTCACTAAGCTAGGTTATTATGTCTGGGATAAAGGAATGGGATTTCCTACATTCCTTGATGCCGCTGATGAAGCTTTTAAGTCTGGGATTTCCTTATGCGGAATCCAAATGGACTACTCAAAGGATTTCATTAATGGGGATATAAAGTTCTTCAAACGTACCTACAACTCGTTTTTCCTTGATCCCACGTTTGAGTCGATCGATCTGACTGATGCAGCCTTTGCCATTACTCGCGACCTACTTGATAAAACATACGCCAAGCAATTAATTCCATTCATTGATCCTAAAATCATCGATGATCTTTCCTTCGGATGGAGAGATGACAAGTTTCTAACTTATCGTCCTGAGTTCACTACGTTTTCCCGTAACAAAAACCTAATTACCTATGACCAGTACTACAAGCGAATCACTAAGGAAAGAGAATTCTTAGTTGACCTTGACACTGGTTATTTCCGAGATATCACCGATCTGAAAGCTGACAAAGTCAAAGAGTTGAAATATGGCCTTGGAAGGTTGAATGAACTCAGAAGAAACGCTGATTTTTATGATATCAATCCAGAGGATGTTCCCAATGTTGACATTCAGCGTCATAATCGTTCTTTTATTGAGCTTAACATCATGCTCAACGGACACCGAGTGTATTGTGGCCCCGACAAAACTGGAATTGAACACACATATCCTTTCGCTCCTCTTATTTGCTACATGGAGCCTTCTATATGGATGGCATCACAGCGTTTGCAGGGTATTTCGGCGTGTAACTGGTCGTTACAAAGGCAATTCAACAAACGACATATGAAAATAGTGGATATGATGGACTCTGACATATCTACAGGGTTCAAATACATGATCGGATCAGTTGCAGATCCTCAAGATTTACAACAGTCTGGACAGAATAAACTTATTGGAATTGATCCCGAAAATGCGCCTGCTGGAATGGACTCAGTTCAACAGCTTTCTGGTGGTGGAGCAAATCCAGCGCTTATTGAGTACCAAAAGATTCTTGATCAACTATCGCTTACTCTTTCGAATGTCAATGAAAGTACTCTTGGTATCGATCAAGGTGGAAATACTCAAATTTCTGGTCGTTTAGCTGAGGTAAGGATCGCTCAAGGTCTTCGAGGAAATCGCAAGATAATGGACAACGTTGAGACGGCTCAACAAATTATTGGCGGTCTTGTCATGAAGTGTATCCAATCTCACTATCCTAAAGGAAAAGTGGAAAGGATTCTTGCCGAAACACCGACAGAGCAGTTCTACGAAAGACAGTTTGAGCAATATGACGCGGTAATTAAAGAAGGTGTTAGATCTAAATCTCAGAGGGATGCTTACTACTATGAACTGGTTAATCTTAAACGTGATGGCATTGTTGATGTACCTCAGTCAGAGATTATCCGCGCTCTTTCAATGGCGGGTCTAAGCGATCTAGAAAAAGCTATGGAATCTCAAGATAAGATGATGGCAGATAAGGCGGCTCAAGAACAAGAATTCCGTCAAATGCAAATGGAAGTTCTCAACGCAACAAAAGAAGAGAAGCTTGGACTTGCGAAGGAAAGAGAGTCTCGCGTGGTCAGCAATCTCTCTCTCAAAGACGAAAGAGAGTCCGAGGCGCAGCAAAATATTGCGCAGGCAACCCTTGATCGTGCTAAGGCAATCACTGAGATTGCCCAGATGAACGAAAATAGATTATTGAAGGTTCTTCAGGTTGTTTCCGAACTTGAAAGACAGGAAGCGTCAGGCCGAGAGGCTCAGAAAACACAGGTAGCCGCGCAATCTGAGCAAATTAATAACCAAGTCGAAAGCAGCGACGCCCTCCTTCAGCAAAAAGCGATGTTGCAACAGCAGCAATCGGAACAAAATATAATGCAAGATATCAACCAAGGAGGTTGAAGATGGCAAAAGGTAATGGTAAAGGCATGGGTGGGACACCATTCATGAATAACGGTAAGGGGATGTGTTCCTATAAGGACAATCCTATGCCGAAAGCCAGTGAAGTCGCTCCTATGTGCGGCCCTGGAATGAACGCTGACCAATCGAAAGCTAACAAGCTACTTCAAAAAGCTCAGAAGCAGCAAGACTCGCTTCGTGGCAAGAGTGGTATGTAATGTTTGATATGATGCAAGACCCAGGTAGCGGCTTAATGCTTCCACGTCAATTCGTGGACGAAAAGCAGGCCCTGAAAAAGACGATAGATGATCTCATTGATAAGGTTGTTTTAGCTCACCAACATATCAAGGATACCTATTATCTGGTATTGCACGCGAAATTTGACAAGTTAGACCCTTCGAAGTTCATGATCAGC